AGAAGAAGATAGGATTAGAGTAAACGAAATCAAAAGAAAGGCTTTGCGGTTAATTGAATATCAAATAAATATGATGTATGATGAACACTTTGAGGATTAATTTACTATCTTTATAGCTTAACTATAAGCCTATGGATAAACTAAATGAGATTGTAACGCATTTAAACGCTATACAATCTAAAGAAATCTTTAAGAATGTATCGAATGAACGGCATTATAAAATTAGTTCACATTTAACGGTAATTACCTATCGGGATATTGATAGGATGATTCAAGCGTGTGAAGAACACGTTAAACGAGTAGAAAATAAAACCACTTTTAAATAAGTAGTTTTTTTATTTAATTACGTTGTAGTATTAAATAATTTTGTACATTTACAGTCTTATAATAAGACACTACTTAAAAATAGTAATAACCTAAAAATGTAATAAGATGAAAAAATAAAAGAAGTAGACAAGGCAAGTCTAAAAAATAGCTGCTTAATGCAAACGATACGGTAAAACCCCTAATACTTTGAGGGGTTTTTTTATGCCTAAAAAATAATTTAAAAATAAATTAAAAAACTTAACCATTGTATTAGTTTATTTTGTATCTTTACGGGAATTAAACTATATGAAGATGTATAGCACTAATTTTAAGAATACAAAAAGCCTATCTGATACAGTAATCGGATAGGCTTTTTTGTTTATATAATTTATGAAAGTATACGAAATAACATTCGAGAAAGATTTTAAAGTAAGCCTTGTCAAAAATCCAGCTTTGGAAATGACTATGGTTAGGTTTAGCGAAGAAACAGAAACCCCTTTATACTTCGCAAACGAGGAAAAAAGACAAATCTTTTCAGTTGCCATGTCACCTGATAAATTGATTTATAGAAATAACATACAGGGCGAACCTGCAAACGTATTCTACACAGCAGAAACGATAGAGAAATTTCAACAAAACTATTTTAGAACAAACGCAAATAGCGGAACTAATATAGATCACGCAGAATTTAATACAGAGGGCGTATTTCCTTTTGAAAGTTGGATAGTAACAAATCCAAACAATGACAAATCAAACGAATTAGGATTAGTTACTAAAAAAGGCGATTTGGTTATGGGGTTCAAAGTTGACAATGACGAGGTTTGGCAACAATGCAAAGACGGTAATCTTGATGGGCTTTCTATTGAGGGTAAAGTATTATTTAGAGAAGTAAACAATAATTTAAATATTAATATGAATAAAGAAAAAAAAGAGAACTTTTTGACAAAGTTAGTAGCCTTATTTTCTGCCGATTTTCCTGATGAAGAAATCACAAAAGGTGGAGTAGAAATGGCAGTTGATCCAAAAGAAGAAGATAAAAAAGAAGATGCACCTATTGAAGATGCACCAGAAGAAATTACAGCAGAAGCAGCGTCTGAAAACGAACCGACTACACAAGAAGCAGTAGAGGTCACAGACGCTCCAGATGCCGTTGATTGGGAAGAAAAAGTAAATGCTTTAGAAGAAGAAAACGCAAAACTTAAAGCGGATTTAGCAACGATTCAAGCCGAGAAAATTAAAGCGGATGAAGATTTAGTTACAATGAGCAAACAAACTCCAGCAGCAGCAGCGATTTTGGATTTACCTATTGAAATTAAAATGACAGCAGAAGAAATAAAATTAGACAGATTCAAAAAACAACATTTAAACAAATAAAATAAAAAAAAATGGCAGTAGTTTATACAGGGGCAATTAAATTAAGAGGGGCGCAAATCGCAGAAATCGGTTTAGAGCAACTTTACGCAGACAAATCCATAGCAGATGGAATTGTAGCATTGAACACAGATTCAAAACACGGAGTGGTAAAAACAGAAACTTCTAATGATGTAACAGAACAAGCCTACACAGGTCAAGCTCTTACAGCAGATGGAAATTTTACTTTGTTCGATTACCAAGTAAACCACGTTAAAACCGAATTTAAAGTAGATGTACTGGAAGATACATTAAGAGATACTTTGTTAGGCGAAGATATGGCAAAAGGAGCAGCTAACATCGACGCAGGTCGTTTTATGCAATTAGCAGCCGACCAATTGGGAGCTAAAATGGCATACAAAGCACAAACTCAAAGATGGAACGGTGTAACAGCAGCTACTAAAGCAGCAATCGCAGCATTAACGCCAAACGCAGCACAAGGAAGTATTACGGCAGCAGCACAAACAAAAGTAGCAGCTTTGACTACTACTTTAAGAGATGGTTTCTTGGTAGGTACTCTTTACAACGCTTGGAACGCTGATAAAACAGCAGGACTAGGCACTTATATTAAAGTAACAGGAACAACAGTAACGGAGGCTAATATCGCAGCAGAATACGCTAAAATATACGCAGCTATTCCTGTAGTACAAAGAGATGATACTTCTATACCTTATATCTTAAATGCTCCTTTGGCTCACAAAGCATTTATTAAAATAGCTAACAATTCAGTTGGAGCAGCTTCAAACAAAAACTTCTTGGATGAAGGTGGTGTTATTTCTTATAATGATATTAAAATCAATTTTGTTGAGCTTCCAGCAGGTATCGTAATCGGTGCTCCAAAAGGCTCTTTACAATTGAATATGGATTTAGCTTCTGATGATAACTCAATGGAAGTAGGAGAATACTCTAACGGTTCAGATGTGAAATACTTTAGAGGAATCAACTCTTGGTCTACAATGGTTACAAAACAAGGTTTCAACTTGGTTTACGGAGGATAGTAATAATATAAGGGAGCGTAAAACCTCCCTTTATAAAACAAATTTATATGAGTTGTGTAACACTAACAAAGAGCAGAAAATTAGCCTGTACTTCTAAAATTGCTGGAGTAGTTGCCATTGGTATTGCTCCTTATGATTCTTTAGATAGAGTTGTAACTACAGGCGCAGGTGTTGTTGCTTTACCTTTCGGGGCAGGAACAATAGCGAGATTAGAGCTTAAAAATACAGCTACTAAATACCTTGAAAATGGGGTAAGCGGCGGGGATAACAGAAGCACAGGGGTAACGGGCACAATACCTTGTACTTTCAATGTTGCAGCAGGTGCTGATATTGCTGATACTTTAATGGTTAAAGAACTATTAAAAGGAGAAGTAGTTTTGTTTATAGAAAAGAAAGACGGTACAATCGTAGTGGCAGGTTCTCAACTTGGCGCACAAGCGATTACAGCCGATGGCGATACAGGAGGAACAATCGGGGATTTAAACGGTTATACCGTTACATTCCAAACAATGGAGCCTGATTTTTCACGTGAATACTTGGTAACAGGTACAGGATTAACAGCTTATGCTACTGCATTAATGGCTTACGTTTAGTTTTTGTAGTTAATAATTGAATAAAGGCGGTTTAATATCGCCTTTTTTTATAAAAATTTCAAAAATGAAAGTACTTTTTTTAACACAAGCCTTGACTTTTAGCTTAATACCTCGAAAATATCCTATTATTTCCGACACATTAACGCTTGATTTAAGGAACGAAACCACAGGCGAGGTTATAACTCCTGCAATAACTTTTACCGTAACGGACAAGTTAAATATAACCATTACAGCGCAGCCTTTAGATTTTAAAACACAGAACAAATACGAGGTAACTATCTCAAATGGTTCTGAAATTATCTACAAAGGGAAATTAATTGTACTTGATTCGGGTACAGATATTCAAAATTATAATTATGGCAGCCAAACCACAAGTAAATACAGTTTCAAATAGTTATCATTCTTTTGAGGGTGTTGAAAAATTCAGTGCTTACCAACCTATCGACATTAAACCTCTATACGGCAGAAAATGGGTAACTAATGGGGTTAATAATATCAACTTCAAAACTTATAAAGATGCTTACGACGATTCCCCTACAAATGCGAGTATTATCAATGCCTTTGTAAACTATGTGTATGGCGAGGGTTTAATCGATAAAGCAGGAGAAGAAAAATGTTACTCAAATGTAAAGAGTATTATATCACAAGAGGATATTCTTTTGATTTGCCAAGATTATAAAACTTACGGGGGTTATGCATCGCAAATCATTTGGAACGCAGCAGAAAAAATAATTGATAGAAAACCTTTAAAAATAGAATACTTACCTATTTATAAATTAGGTGTAAACTACGATGGAGAAAATAAAGTAGATGGATATTGGTACTCTTATGATTGGGGAAATCGTGCCAGATACCAACCTAAACTATATCCAAAATTCACAGGAAAAGACAACGGTAAAAATTTAGAAATTCTTTATGTAAGACGTCCAACAGCCGAGCCTTTCTTTCCTATCCCTGATTATTTAAGCGGGCTATATTGGGCAAGTGTAGAGGGAGAATTAGCAAATAGCGCATTACATCATTTTAAAAACTCTATTGAGGATTTAACCATTATAAATTAC